TTTATGGAAAGAGTTTCTGAACACTATGCCTATATCTTTAGAATATAATATAAACTTTTAATGAGGTCCCCACACAACTTCATTGTTACACCTTTGAAAAATAGAAGGTATGACAATGTAAAGGAGGTAGGTGGAGCGGAGCTTATTACTAGCGTTTCTCAAGAAGACCATATATCTTCTAACAGACAGGCAGAAGTAGTAGCTTTACCTATATCATATAAAGGTCCAATAAAAGTCGGTGACACTCTTATCGTACATCATAATGTATTTAAGTTTTATTACGATATGTATGGTAGACAGAAGAGTGGTAAAAGTTTTTTAAAAGAAAACTTATTCCTTGTAGACAATGAACAATTCTTTTTATATAAACAAAATGGTGAGTGGAGAGGTCACAGTAAGTATTGTTTTATAAAACCTATAAAAGCTAGAGAGTCTGCAATAATGAAGAGAGGTGAAGAACCTTTAATAGGTATAGTAAAATATATTAACCAAGAGTTACTAGATTTAGGCGTAAAGGTAGGTGATGAGATTTCTTTTCAACCAGAGAGTGAATATGAGTTTACTATAGAAGATGAAAAGTTATATAGAATGTTTACTAATAATATAACAATGATATTATGATATACACAGTAGATAATTTTATAGAAAAAGATTTATTTAATTCTTTAGTTGTTTATTTAAATGAAAGGGATTTTATTACTCAAACGGTAGGTGAAAAAAATTTTTATGTACAAGAATCTTTTACATCTTTTGATGATTATGTTTTAAGAAACTTATCTGCCTTAGAAGGTAGGCCATTAGAAAATATATTAAGTTTTTTCAGGGTATCTACAGACACATTAGATAATACCTGGAGAATACATTCAGATCTAAATATTAATGGACAGCGTCCTGATCGAGCTATAGTATTATATATTTCACCGAGACATTTAGAGGAATTACATGGCACCGCTTTTTGGGAACATAAAGTATATGGTAAACAGTTACCTACAGATGTTACAGATGAAACGTATAACGAAATGATTAGAGTGGATTCTGAGGATATAGATAAATGGAGATTAGTTTCTGTATCAGGGTACGAACAAAATAGATTAATATCTTATCCCGCAAATTATTTTCATAGTAAATATCCAAATAAATCGTGGCCTCAAGGAAGGCAAATATATGTAATGTTTTATAAATTTAAAAATTAAATCATGGGAGTACAAAAAAACATCGGAGTGCTTAAAGCAAAAGTAGAGGCTTTAACAACTAATCTACAAACTTTAATCTTAGAAGAAAAACAAACTAGAGATATGACACTAGGAATCTTGCAGATTATAAAGCATATGCCAGGGCATCAAGAGGCGTTAGAAGAAATAAAAAAACTTTACCCAGAGATAGATGAAGATAAGGGAGATAAAGCTTAGTATAATAGAGGCAGGCGAGAAAGCTGTAAGGCAATTAGTTAAAGTAGCTAAAGAAGATATTATAAAGTATGAAGCAGAAGATCCATTAGCTGCAGACAGACTAAAGAATGCAGCGGCTACAAAAAAACTTGCTATCTTTGATGCGTTTGAAATACTTAAAAGAATCGAAGAGGAAAGGGCTATGTTGGATGGTAATGTAGCGGAGATAAAAACAAACACCCCAAAAGGATTTGCGGAAAGAAAGTCAAAATAGTTTATACAGGGTTATAGACAAGTATATACCTAAACAAGTCCTTACCACAAAGAATAAGGCTAAGACTTGGTTATATGGATATAACGACAAATACGATGTAGTTGTTATCTCTACTACAGGACAGATAGATAAGGTTATAGAAGTTAATGGTTTAAAGATTGCTCTACCTAAACCACCTAAAGAAATTTATAAAAGATCAGACAAAAAAGAAGAACAGTATTGGGAGCCTACAGAGATTTCTAAAGAACTACATCGTATAAAGTCTATATTTCATTGGCATGAAACGCCCGATATATTTAAAGCTAAATGGGTAGAATATATTGAAAAGGAGTTTGATAGAAGAGAGCAGGGTTATTGGTTTATGAATAATGGTAAACCTACATACATTACAGGTACACACTATATGTATTTACAGTGGACAAAGATTGATGTAGGTCATCCTGATTTTAGAGAAGCTAATAGAATATTCTATATTTTTTGGGAAGCATGTAAAGCGGACAAGAGGAGTTTTGGAATGTGTTATTTAAAAATAAGGCGTTCAGGGTTTTCTTTTATGAGTTCATGTGAAGGGGTTAATCAAGGAACTATCACAAAAGATGCTCGAATAGGTATATTATCGAAAACAGGGTCGGATGCTAAGAAGATGTTTACAGATAAGGTTGTGCCTATATCTAACAACTATCCATTCTTTTTTAAACCTATTCAAGATGGTATGGATAAACCTAAAACAGAATTAGCATATAGGGTTCCTGCATCTAAGATCACAAAAAAAAATATGTCTCAGATAGCAGATGAAGAGTTAGAGGGATTAGACACTACTATTGACTGGAAGAATACAGGAGATAATAGTTATGACGGTGAGAAGCTTCAGTTATTACTACACGATGAGAGTGGTAAATGGGAGAAGCCTGATAATATATTAAACAACTGGCGTGTAACCAAGACATGTTTACGACTAGGTAGTAAGATTATTGGTAAGTGTATGATGGGATCTACATCTAATGCTTTAGATAAGGGAGGTAGAAACTTTAAAAGTTTATATGAAGATTCTTTTCCGTCTAAACGAAATTCTAACGGTCAGACTAAAAGTGGGTTGTATTGTTTGTTTATTCCTATGGAATGGAATTTTGAGGGATATATAGATATATATGGTATGCCCGTATTACGTACTCCTGATAAACCTATACGTGGGATAGATGGAGAAGATATTACAATGGGAGCTATAGACTATTGGACCAACGAGGTAGAGTCTTTGCAGAGTGATGCGGATGCATTAAATGAGTTTTATAGACAGTTTCCTCGTACAGAGTCGCATGCGTTTAGAGATGAGAGTAAACGTTCTTTATTTAATCTTACTAAAATATACCAACAGATAGATTATAACGATTCTTTAATAATGGACCATCATACAACCACAGGATACTTCCATTGGAAAGATGGTGTAAAAGATTCTAAGGTTATATGGACACCACAAAAAGACGGGAGGTTTAAGGTAAGCTGGACACCCCCACCTCACCTACAAAATAATGTTATTATAGAGAAAGGAATAAAGAAACCAGGGAATGAATCAATAGGTTCATTTGGTTGTGACTCCTACGATATATCAGGAGTGGTATTAGGTAAAGGTTCTAACGGTGCGCTCCATGGTTTAACTAAGTTTAATATGCAAGAGGCACCATCTAATCATTTCTTTTTAGAATATATAGCTAGGCCACAGACAGCAGAGATATTTTTTGAAGAGGTATTAATGGCTTTAGTATTTTATGGAATGCCAATACTCTGTGAGAATAATAAGCCTCGATTATTATATCATTTAAAGAATAGAGGGTATAGAGGGTTTTCTATGAATAGACCCGATAAAACGTATATAAAACTTTCTAAAACAGAAAGAGAGTTAGGCGGTATACCTAATACCTCAGAAGATGTAAAGCAATCGCACGCTTCTGCCATTGAGTCGTATATAGAAAAGTACGTAGGTATAGATTTCGAGGGAACCTACAGGGATTCAGGAGACATGGGAGACATGTATTTTGGCCGAACCTTAGAAGACTGGGCTAAGTTTGATATTACAAATAGAACTAAGTTTGATGCGGCTATCAGTTCAGGATTAGCTATTATGGCTAATCAAAAGCACTTATATACACCATCTAAAGAAAAATCAAAAATAAGTATTAACTTTGCAAGGTATAATAATACCAGCAATAAAAGTCAAATAATTAGATGAAAGATGTTAAAATAAGTATTAAATCTGCTGCGTTCCCTGATCAATTTGCTACCGATAGACAAAAGGCATCCGATGAGTTTGGCTTACAGGTAGGACAAGCTATACAATACGAGTGGTTTAGAAAAGACGGAATGCGATGTAGGTTTTATAACCAGTGGCAAGAGTTCCATAAACTAAGATTGTACGCACGAGGAGAGCAGTCTGTAGCAAAATATAAAAACGAGTTAGCGGTAGATGGAGATTTATCATACCTTAATTTAGATTGGACGCCCGTTCCGATTATACCAAAGTTTGTAGATATTGTAGTTAACGGAATGGCCGATAGACTTTTTAAAGTTAACTGTATTGCTATGGATGCTATGTCGGCTGAGAAACGTAACGAGTTTCAGAAGACTATAGAAATGAATGTAGTAGCTAAAGATCTTTTTACTCAAATGGAGGCCGATTTCGGTATTGAACTTTTTAGTGCGGACCCTGAAACATTACCTACTAATGACACAGAGATGGAGTTGTATATGCAGCTTAATTATAAACCAGCTATTGAGATAGCAAATGAAGTTGCTATTAACACCATGCTTGAAGAAAGCCATTATGTTGATGTACGTAAAAAAGTGGATTATGATATTACAACCCTTGGTGTAGGAATGTGTAAACATGAGTTTCAACAAGGAGACGGTATTAGGGTTAAATATGTAGACCCAGCTAATGTTGTATATAGCTATACGGAAGACCCATACTTTAAAGATTGCTTTTATTGGGGTGAACTAAAAACAGTTCCTATTGCAGAGCTTATAAAGATTGATCCAGATATTACTAATGAAGAGATGGAAGAAATATCTAAGTATAGTCAGTCGTGGTACGATTACTATAATGTAGCGGCTATGTATGAGAATAGTATGTTTGCTCGTGATACATGTACACTACTATATTTTAATTATAAGACTACAAATAGTTTTGTATATAAAAAGAAAAAAGTATCCGAGGGTACATATAAGACTGTAGAAAAAACAGACGAGTTTAATCCACCACAAGAAATGATGGATGAAGGGGAGTTCGAGAGAGTAGAAAAAAGAATTGACGTTTGGTATGAAGGTGTTATGGTTATGGGAACAAACATTTTATTGAAATGGAAGATGATGGAGAATATGGTAAGACCTAATTCTGCAAATCAGTTTGCTATGCCTAACTATGTAGCATGTGCACCACGTATGTATAAAGGAGTATTAGAATCTTTAGTTAGAAGAATGATTCCTTTTGCGGACCTTATACAGATAACACATTTAAAAATACAGCAGGTAGTAGCTAGAGTCGTCCCTGACGGTGTCTTTATAGATGCAGACGGATTGAGTGAGGTAGACCTAGGTACAGGAGCAGCATATAATCCTGAAGACGCTTTACGATTATATTTCCAAACAGGTAGTGTAGTAGGTAGAAGCTATACACAGGATGGAGAATTTAATAATGCTAGGGTTCCTATTCAACAGCTTACATCTAATAGTGGTCAAAGTAAAATGCAGATGCTTATAGGAAACTATAACCATTATTTAGGAATGTTAAGACAGGTTACGGGATTAAATGAAGCAAGAGACGGTTCAAGTCCTGATCCTTATTCTTTAGTTGGAGTACAAAAGTTAGCGGCATTAAATTCAAACGTAGCAACTAGACATATATTAAATGCTAGTTTATATATTACACGAACATTAGCGGAATGTCTATCTATTAGAACTGCAGATGTTTTACAGTATGCTGATTTTAAGGATGAGTTTGCTATGCAGATTGGTAAATATAATCTAAGTATACTTGAGGAAATTAAAAATTTATACTTATACGACTTCGGTATATTTATAGAGATGACACCAGATGAAGAAGAAAAAGCGCAGCTTGAGCAAAATATTCAGATGGCTTTACAGAATGGTGGAATTGATTTAGAAGACGCTATTGATATTAGAACTATCAATAACTTAAAGATGGCTAATCAACTTCTTAAAGTTAAGCGTAAACAAACACAAGCTGACAAACAAAAAGAGGAGCAACAAAAAATACAAATGCAAGGCCAGATGCAACAACAAGCAGCTCAACAATCCTCTCAGGCTGAGATGCAAAAAGCACAGATGGAGATTGAGGCTAAAATACAAATTAAACAAGCTGAAATTGCTTTTGAAATTGAGAAGCAAAATAATGAAGCTGAATTAAAGAGAGGATTAATGGAAGTTGAGTTTAATTACGCTATGAGCTTACAAGGGGTCCAACAATCACAGATTGATGATAGAGAAAAAAAGAAGGAAGAATCTAAAACGGAGCGTATAAGTATGGGTAACAGCCAACAATCACAAATGATTGAACAGCGTAAAAAGAATTTACCTGCTATAAACTTTGAATCAAACGAAGATAGTTTAGATGGTTTTGATTTAGCTGAATTTAACCCTAGATAACATACGTATGCCTGAAAAGAAAAAAAGAAAAGTAGAGTACGGAAGCTGGGACTTTGGTATAGACGGGAAGAGCGTTGAGGTGGAAGGTAAGATGATAACCAGGAGAAGTGGGAAGCAAAGATTTAGAGCTGATGATAAAGAAGATAGAAAAATGTTTCGTAAAATAAAAAGAAACGAATCTAAATTACACAGAAAAAATAGGCGAAAAAGAAAGCTTAAATAAATAAAATAAATAAACACTAACTTTGTAAAAATTAAATTAAATGGATGAAAATAAATTCACTGTAAAAGAAGTTACAGGTGTCGAGAAATCGAAAGTAGAAGTTGAAGAGGAATTACTACAGAAGCACGAAGAGAAATTTGAGGGTTCTGATAGGGAAGAAACTACAACAGAAAAGGTAGAAGTCGAAACAAAAGAAGTGGAAGCTCCCGCACCAGAGTTAAATGATGCAGACGTTCTTTCTTATATTAAAAATAGATACGATAGAGATATTGAATCTGTAGATCAGTTATTAGAAACAAAAGAATCTAACCCTGATTTACCTGAAGATGTTTCTGCGTATTTTAAATACAAAAAAGAAACTGGTCGTGGTATTGAAGATTTTGTTAATTTACAAAAGGATTACGATAACATGGACGGTAATACATTGTTGTCTCAATATTATGCTCACACTGAGGAAGGTTTAGATAGTGAGGATATAAAAGATTTAATGGAAGATAAATTTGGATACGATGAAGATGTAGACGAAGAATCGGATATTAAAAAAATTGAGAGATCAAAGAAAAGAGAACTTGCAAAAGCTAGAAAGTTCTTTAACGAGCAAAAAGATAAATATAAAGTTCCTCTTGAGTCAAGTGGGAGTGGGTTATCTGACGAGCAAGCTAAAGAAATAGAAAGCTATAAAAGTTATATAGAAGAGTCAAACACAGCTAAAGAAGCACAGAAGAAAAGGTACGATTACTTTTTAGATAAAACCAATGAGGTTTTTAACGATGAGTTCAAAGGTTTTGAGTTCAAAGTCGGAGAAAAAAGTTTTACCTTTAAACCTGGTGATAGCAATGAGTTGAAAAGTAAGCAAGCTGACGTAAATAATTTCATAGGTAAATTTATGGATAAAGAGTCAGGTCTTATGAAAGATCCTCAAGGTTATCATAGAGCCATTTCAGTTGCTATGAATCTTGACAAGTTTGCTGAATTTTTTTATAATCAGGGAATGACGGAAGCTGTAGATAATGTTTCTAAAAAATCAAAGAACATTAATATGGACAGTATACGTAAGGCTCCTGAGAATTTCAGTAAAGATGGATTGAAGATTAGAAGCGTAGGTGATACTAGCAGTGGGAAAGGACTCAGAATTAGAAGTATTAAAAAACAATAAAAATTTAAAAAAATGGCAGTATTAGGAACTCCAGGCTTTGATTTACAACCTAGTGCACAACAGGTTGCAACAGCCACAAATTACATTACTAACT